GTGCCACGGCGCTCGGCATCGAAAGCGAATTTGTCCTTACCCTTGGGCAAGTACATTGGGCCATTAGTCTCGAACCAAGCGCGGAGTGATGCTTTACGCATACCTTTGCCAAGCGCATCGACCAACTGATCGCACAGCGTAATGTCGCCATGCTTAACAGCGTGCTCGATGCACCCAACTGCGGTCAGTTGAATATTTGCGGTCAATGCTTTTGCGGCTTTGCCGATTGCACCGATATTCTTCAAAATTTGTGCTTTTTCCATGATTTTCTCCGGTGAGTGAATGAATTAGACCTACGGAATTTGCGCCCCGTATTGTTGGCGCGGCGGTTTTTGCTTGGTAGGATTCGCCAATCCTCGATATACACCTTGGTACTGAAACCTTTGGCGCGCTCTTGCGCTTTGCATCTGCTGAGCAGTGTATGGATTAGGCTGGTGTCACCCATTTTGGGTATTTTGCACGTCCGTACCATGATGCCTCGGCTGTCGACCGCTTACAGGGCGTGGATTCCCCTTCGGTGGTGTGACCTACTCGCATCTCGCTTGTTTACGTTATTTCACGATGGATAGCAATGCTTCCAATAACAGCCCGCATCATGCGAATGAAATGAGCCGTTACATATACAGCCCGCATCATGCCAATGGGGGTGGGGGGAGGGACACGGCAAAATGCACCCCGCGCCCCTCTTTACGTAGTGCTCACATCGCAAGACCTATTTTTTGACTATATACATACAATCGCCACACCCATTAAACGCACCCGCCTGCACACATATCCCTACGCCATAAAATGGTCACAGTGTGCAGCAACAATTTGCCAATGAAATACAAAATTCACCGTGCTGATCTGGGCTGTCTGGATACACAGACGGTGTTGGCCCGACTTCAAAAGCAATGCCTACCTTATGACACACCCTTTCTTACAACCTCTGGTTACTGGTGGATCGCTTATTCTGAAATTGGTATTCCGGTTGCTTTTGCGGGTCTTGTTCCCTCTCAGCGTTGGAGTGATTGCGGTTATCTGTGTCGGGCAGGCGTGCTACCGGCTCATCGTGGACACGGCATACAGAAAAAACTTATTTGGTCGCGGATCAGAAAAGCCAGAGCGCTAGGTTGGAATTGGTTGGTTACCGATACGTACGATAATCCAGCGTCGAGTAACAGTTTGATAGCCAGAGGTTTCAAATTGTTTGACCCATCTAAACCTTGGGGTGCGGACAAAACCCTTTATTGGAAATTGAAACTTTAATGCCGTACAAAGACCCAGTCGTTCGTAAAGCTAAAGCCAAGGGATATTCTGCAAAGCACTACGCAGCAAACGCAGATAAAGTAAAAAATAAAACGCGAGAAAAACGGTCATCGCTTAGAAAAGAATGGAAGGCGTACAAGGCCACGCTTTACTGCACTAAGTGCGGGTTCAACCATACAGCAGCGTTGGATTTCCACCACGTAGACCCCAGCAACAAAACAGACAGCGTAAACCAACTTGTCAGCGATGGGCGTTTTAAAGCCGCCATGGAAGAAGTACAGAAGTGCGTAGTCTTGTGCGCAAACTGCCATCGCATACACCACCACGAAGAACGGCACGCAGCTAAGAAGAAAAAGAAAAAAGGGGCCGAAGCCCCCTAGTATTCGCCATTAGAAAATAGCAAATTATTCTTCGTCTGCCTTGGTATCAAAAACAAACACAGACACAGTGAGATCGGAAGTCTGCTCATCTTCTTCAGCAAACTCTTCTTCTGCTTCTGCCTCGTCTTCTTCAGAGAACTCAACAACGTGCTCGTAGTCAGCAGCCCAACCGTTTTCGATTTGGAAGTCGATGAACTCTTGCAAAATCTGAACTTTTTCAAAGTCAGTGGTCTCAATAACAATTTTCTCGTCGCCGCCCCAAGCGGAAATGTCGATCTCTACTTTGTACATACTAACTCCTGTGTTTGTTAAATACAGCCTTAGTGCTGTACTGCCATGCTAATAAGGCATTGTGAATTTTAAAAGACAGTGTAGACTTAGCAATGTGTGGCTGTTAAACCGGCGCAATGGGAATGAAGAACCTAGTTATTTTCCGGTTTTCTTACTAGGGCTCAACGAAACGGCAGGCGAGCTTTTTACCCATTGCCACACACCCTTAATTGTGTGTATGATACACACGTCAACAACCAACTTGGAGTTCTACTGTGGCAACCAACCTCAAATCACTGTTCAAAGGTAAAGAGACTATGAAAGAAGAAACCAAAGAAGCTAAGGCCGTTAAGTCCGGCAAGATCAGCCCCAAGCAATACGTCAAAGGCGAGAAGATGGAAGGCGAGTCTACAAAGGGCAAAATGAAAGTTGCTGAGAAACTCAAGTCCGGCAAGATGAGCCCAGTCGCTTACGCTAAAAGCGAAATGAAAAAAGAAAAGAAGTAATGGCTACCAAAAACTGGATCGCCGGAGCAACGAAAAACAAAGGCGCGTTGCACAAGAACTTGGGTGTCCCCCAAGGTGAAAAAATCCCAGCTGCTAAGTTAAAAGCTGCTGCGGCTAAAGGTGGCAAAGTTGGCAAAGAAGCCCGCCTTGCTGAAACATTAAAGAAACTGAAAAAATAATATGACAGCCCTCAAACTAGAGCTAACCGTTGCAGAGATCGACATGGCCTTCCTGATGTTTCAATCTGCACGTCAAGACAAGTACACGTTTACTGAAATCAATTCTTTGATCCGCAAGATACAAGAACAATGCGGCCCTCAGTTGGCTGCGCCAGCGCAACCAGAAACTCCACCAGCACCAAAGGCGCGTGCGCCCAAGGCAAAACCAGCACCTGTTGTAATTCCGCAACAAGCTGAAGCTGTTGTAGATGTGACTGGCATTCCTGATCTCAGCGATTTGAATATTGACTGATGAAACGCTACAACTTCTTCCTACCCGAACAGATTGTGGATGCACTACGCAAGGAAGCGCAGCGTACTGGATTGACCATGTCTGAGCTGATTCGACGCATCCTAGCCGACGAGTTGAAGAAGCATGAGTAATGACTTAGAACACTTCGCAGACCACACAGAGTTTGCACTGTCGCCACAAGCGACTGAGGCCCACGTTACGTTAGATGTGCCACCCCAGTTAATCTGGGAGTGTGCCGCAGGTCTAGAAAATCCGGATTCTATTGCCGCGAGATTCGGATTCTCTGACGAGAAGTGGGAGCGACTTAAGCAGTGGGGGCCGTTCATCACAGCGGTCCAAGCGCAGCGTTCTGAGTTTGAGCGTAATGGCATGACGTTCCGCCTCAAGGCGGGGCTCATGGCTGAGGAAATGATGAGCCAGATGTTTAAGCAGGCCATCGCCAACGACACGTCAATCATGCAGAAGTTGAGCGTGTTCAACAGTTTGGTGGACGTTGCTGGGCTAAAGCCAGACAAAAAGGCTGTGGACACAAACGTGCAGGCCGCACCGAAATTCAGTATTACGATCAACATCCCGCAGGCACAAGGCCCGGCTCCAATCACAATCGACGCATGAACTACAACGGCAATCTTACTCAGGGGCTGGTTGACGAGCTACTGGCAGTCATCCATAAATACGACGAGACGCTATTGCTCCCCACTGCACTTGGCTGTCTTGAGCTAGTTAAACAGCAGCTTATCCAAGACCACATGGACGACATAGATGGCTAACCTAGTCTATACACCACCCCTGTCGGTGGTTCCATTCCTTACGTCCGACAAGTTTGCGAACTTCATCGTGGGGCCAGTGGGCTCGACTAAGACAACCGCGTCGCTGATTAAGATTGGCTACGAGGCTGCACGCATAAAGGCGGGGTCAGATGGCATCCGTCGTTCGCGCTGTGCTGTTATTCGTAACACCCGTCAGATGCTATGGGACACGACGATTCCAGACTTTTTAAAGTGGTACCCAGATGGAGAAGCCGGTGTCCTTGAAAAAACCAACTCGAAGTTTTTGCTCAAGTTTGACGACGTTGAGTGCGAAGTATTGTTTCGCGGTCTGGACGACGCTAATGATGCACGACGTTTGCTTTCCCTCCAGCTCACTTTCGGTGTCATGGATGAATTTCGTGAAATTAACCCAGATATTTACAACGCTCTTACTGGCCGTTTGGGCCGTTACCCTGACAAAACGATGAACGGTGTGGGTGCCTGTGACGACGCGGGCAACCAAACGCATAAAGTGTGGGGCGCTACCAACCCGCCAGATGGGGATACGTTCTGGGAGCAGCTGTTAGTCGATCCTACGGACAACATGCACGTAACCATTCAGCCTAGTGGCTTGTCGCAAGAAGCAGACTGGGTGCAGTATTTGCCCGACGGCTACTACGAGAACTTGTGTGAAGGCAAATCGGAGGACTGGATTGATGTCTACGTACACGGCAAATTTGGGCGCTCATTGTCAGGACAGCCTGTATTCAGAGCTTTTGATCGAGATACACACGTCGCAAGCCAGACGCTTAACCACATCAAGCTCCAAACCCACCCACTCATTATTGGGATGGACTTCGGCCTCACGCCTGCATGCACAATCAACCAAGTTGATGCCCAAGGACGTTTGCTTACTTTTGCGGACATCACATCCGACGGAATGGGCACACTCCGATTCTGCCGAGAAAAGCTAAAACCGTTGCTGGCCAACCGTTTCCCAGGCATGAACGTGCTAATTATTGGTGATCCTGCCGGGCAGCAGCGAGCCCAGACTGACGAGCGTTCTGTGTTCGATATTTTAAAACAAGAAGGCTTTCGTGTCATCCCCGCCAAGACAAATAGCGTTGTTGCACGAGTAAACGCCGTAGATGCGATGCTGACTAGAACAGTGGATGGCAAACCCGGTCATTTGATTGATCCGTGCTGCACTAAACTAATTTCTGCACTTCGTGGTGGATATAGGTATAAAATCAGACAAAATGGTGAGGCGGACGATAAGCCCGAGAAAAACTCACACTCCCACATTGCAGATGCTCACCAGTATGCGTGTCTGCACGCTGATGGAAACGTCACAGGCGATGTTTGGGGGCGCAAAGCGGTTACAGTACAAAAATCCAATTACATATGGACCTAATACTGAAACTGTGCCATAGTACACTCCATTCACACAAAGTGACGCAAATATGCAGCTTGGCTTGAACATTACCAATTCAAACGCCCCGGGTACTGTTACCACGGGTGGTATGGTCACGATTAAATCTTTGAAGGCTTTGCAAGACGAACAGCGCACAGCTGCTCAACAGCAGAACTCTCAACCTGTAGTACAAGCCCTAGCCGGTTTCATTCGCAAAACGTGGATGAGCTCCATGCTAGCTAAGCAGCAGACTTCAGAGATCAAAATGCTTAAATCCGTTCGCGCACGTCGCGGCGAATACGATCCCGATAAGCTCGCTCAGCTTCGGGAGCAAGGCAGTTCCACCATCTACATGATGTTGACATCGAACAAATGCCGTGCTGCATCGAGCTGGTTGCGCGATACGTTAGTTACGGCGGCAGATGAAAAGCCTTGGACAATTAAGCCCGGTGCTATTCCTGACCTTCCACCAAATCAAGTTGAGTCCATCATGCAGCAGGCTCAACAAGAAGTTATGCAGCTTTACGCTGCGGGCCAACCGCCATCGGATCAACAAGTGCGCGAGCGTTTGCTTGAAATGAAAGATATGGCCATGTCCCACCTGAAGGATATGGCAGGCCGCACGGCTGAGCGTATGGAAGTCAAAATGACTGACCAGCTCCAAGAGGGTAATTGGTCTAAAGCATTTAGCGATTTTCTTGACGACATTACTACGTTCCCGTCAGCGTTTATTAAGGGCCCAGTAGTCCGCAAGCGCCCTAAGTTAAATTGGGTTCCAGCACAAAACGGTCAGTATGCGCTTGACGTGCAAGATGAGTTGTGCCTCGAATGGGAACGCGTTGACCCATTTAATATTTACCCAGCAGCTGATGCGTCTAACGTAGACGACGGCTCATTGATTGAACGCCACAAGTTAGCACGTGCCGATTTGCAAGCACTGATCGGCGTTGAAGGTTATAGCGACGGCGCGATCCGCATGGTTCTTGAAGAATACGGCAAGGGCGGTTTGCGTGACTGGATTTACGTTGACATGAACAAGGCTTCGGCTGAGGGCAAGTCGACAATGGGCGTGCAGCAAAACCCATCGCAGTTAATTGATGCTCTTCAGTATTGGGGCAGCGTACAAGGCCAGCTCCTGCGCGACTGGGGTATGACCGAAGAAGAAGTTCCAGACCCTCTGATGGACTACCCCATCGAAGCTTGGGTTATTGGCACATGGGTTATCAAAGCTGTTATCAACCCCGATCCACTGGGTCGCAAACCATACTACAAGGCATCCTATGAAGAAGTTCCGGGAGCATATTGGGGTAACTCTGTTGCTGATTTGTGCCGCGATGCGCAAGATATCTGTAACGCAGCTGCACGTGCGCTGGTAAACAACATGTCTATTGCCTCGGGTCCACAGGTGGTCTACAACATTGACCGCTTGCCTCAAGGCGAAAACATTACACAGATGTACCCATGGAAAGTATGGCAAGTTACTAGCGATCCTATGGCTGGTGGCGCAGCTCCCATGCAGTTCTTCCAACCATCCAGCTTGTCATCTGAGCTCATGAGCGTGTATGAGAAATTTGCTACGCTGGCTGACGAGTACACAGGCATCCCCAAGTACATGACTGGCGAGAGCATGGCAGGCGGCGCAGGCCGTACAGCCTCCGGTATGAGCATGATGATGTCAAACGCTGGCAAGGCCATCAAGCAAGTTATTGCAAACATTGACGAGAATGTTATTCGTCTGGCCATAGAAAGGTTGTATTTTTACAACATGCGTTACGGTGATGATCCAGATTTGAAGGGCGACGTCAACATCGTTGCACGTGGTGCGACCTCGTTGCTAGTTAAAGAGCAAGCTCAGATGCGCCAGAACCAGTTCTTGCAGATTGCCCTGTCTAACCCGATCACACAACAAATCGTTGGTGTTGAAGGAATTGCGGAGCTGTTACGCCAGTCGGCCAAGACTTTGGATTTGAACCCAGACAACATCGTGCCACCAGTAGAAATCATCAAAGCACGTATGGCTCAGCAGCAACAACAGGCTATGGCCCAGCAACAACAG